TTACCCGCACGTATAGCTGGACGTTGCCCTTGCATGGTATCAATTACATTGCCTATGGCTTTACCAGTCATCGCTGCGCCGTACCCCGCCGCCGCCGTAATAGGCGCAGTAGGATTAGTGTACGCCGCAGTTGTGGCCAACACTCTGGACGCTGCGGGGGCTACACGCGCAGTAGCCGTTGCGCCACCAGAAAGCAATGTAGACAGGTCAGCCACCGCGCCAACAGGGTCGGTAGCAAAAGTGTTTTTAATGCCTTCTATGCTGCCGTATCGGTCCTTGTACATACCGCCTACGGCATTTGCAACTTCAACTGCTTGTTGCGCGGCTTGAGGATTTGCGTCAAATTTGTTGACAAAATCAACAACTTGTTTAGGCAACGCATTTTGCAGCGCGCCAGCCCCAATGTCTAAAAGACCTTTAACAGTTTGCACTGGGCTTGTAACCGCCTCATATAAACCGCCGACAAACTTTTTCCCACTGGACTCTAAATTTGCAAGTGCTTCTCCAGGCACGTCTGACCAAGCACGGCGCGGCCCAGGGATGCCTGCACCGGCGGGTACAGGTTGCGCCGAACTAAGATCAAATCCACCAGACGCGACGGGCGTTGCGGTGCCAAGATCAAAAGCCATTATTGGGCCTCTTTAAATGATTTGCGATCTGGGCTTACCCATGCAGTGTTGCCTGCGTTGTCGCGTTCAAACGTCCAATTTGCACCTACGCCTGCTGGTCGGGCAGCGGCTTTAGCTGCGCCAGAAGATAACGGAGGCACTTTAATGGGCGTTGTATTTAAACCAGTACCTTGGATAACTTCTTTTGGCATTTCTCCTGAACGTTTATTCCACGCTTCTGCGCTACGAACTGCAACGCGGTGTTGCAATTCGGCCAAGTCAGTAAGTGTTTTAGCAGTAAGCCCAATCGTGCCGCCTGCAATCCCTTGCAAGAATCTAAGGTCTTTATCCGTAAAGCCCTGTCCGGTGCCCAAACCTGCGCCTTTAATTGCGTCCAAAGTGCTTTGGCCTGTTCCGGCGATAAGCGCTTCAGTGTTGGCAATTTTTTCGTCGTTGCTTGCGCCTGCTATGTTTAACACACGTGCAATATTTAACTTGACATCGGCAGCAGGGCCGGTAAATACGTTGCCTTGCTTTACCAAATCAATAATTCGATTGGCGTTTTCAGCCATTTGAGGCGCTTTTTCAGCAGTAGTCATTTTGCCAATATCTACATCAGCAATCTTTGTACCAAAGGCTTCGCCGTATTTTTTCTCTGTGCTGACGTTAACCGGCACATTGACATTTGTTGTGGTACGCGGCGCGTGCAAAACTTTAAACGCTTCAAACGTGCCTTTAAAGTTTCCACCTTCAGGCGTTTGTGCAAATTTATACTCTTGCACCGCAGTTGGAGGCAGCTTATCTTTGACGCGCTGTTCAAGCGATTTAGCTAAATCGTGTTCACCAGCCGCATGAAGTTGGTCAATCTTGCGGTACGTGTTTTCTATGTCGTTTGTAGCGCCCGTAGCCAAAGCATTGCGCGGCATGACTGGCGTATACGCGCCAGATGATCTAGCGGCTAAAGCGTTAGCGGGAGCTGTAGGTTCCACGCCGTACATACCAGTGCCCAATGCGTTTTCAGTCGGCATCGGTGCGGCAGGCTGACGCATCACAGACGGCGCGGCGGCTGGCGCTTCAGTAGGCATACCACCAAGAATTTTAGCTACTCGATCTTGTCGGTCCAAGGCTTGCATACCTTTAATGCCGATGTCCATAAAGTGCGGAATACCAGATTGCACCATCTCTTGAAAATTGGACCGCATGTCAGGCGACTTGCCGTTGGCTATAAAAACCTCTCGCATCTTAGCCAACGAATCGCGTTCACGTTTGGCTTGTTCAAGCTGCATTTGTGCAGACTCTTGTTGCAATCCCGCAGTTTTAAACTGCTGTTGGTTTGACGCCAATTGCTGTTGGTTTGACGCGAATTGCTGTTGCGCCAATTGATTACGCGCAGCCGCATCTTGCCCAGCTTGTATTTGCCCACCAATGTTGATGGGTTGGAGAAGGCCAAAATCAAGTGCCATTTAAAACTCCTGACCTACGTTATCCCAGACGCTTGCCGATGTTGGCGTCATCCCAAAACCGCCGCCACCACCTCCGCCGCCCGATTTATTACCTAAATACTTGCCAAACATTCCAGCAACATCGTTGTAAGAAGAAGAGCGAGAATTTGCGCCCGAAAGTAACATATTGCCAGTGTTGGTGCCTGTTTGCGTACCATACGTACCGTAATTGCCACCCAACGTATTTGCAGAACTTTGTCCCGCGCCAAAAAGACTTTGAAGAGGCGCAAGTTGATTAGTGCGGTTAATTTGGTACCGATTAAACGCATTCTGATATTCTTGTGAACCTAAATCTTGGCCATACTTTTGCAACGCGCCACCAGTGTTACCGCTAATAAGGCCACCACGGGCCGCAGCACTGCGCTCCAACGCTTTTGTGCCTTGATCCATTCGAAACTGGTAGCCAGGGTCAGTTACAAAATCAGACATGCCAAAATCGCGGGAGTATTTTCCGTATCCTTCAGCGCCCGTGTTATCCGATAAACCCAGATAATCCATCAACCGATTCATGCCTTTCATACCGCCTTGACGGAATGGTTCTTGCAGTTCGATCTGTTTATCTAGCGCATACCTAGACTGAGCGTTTGCAGCGTTTGCCGCACTTGACGCGGCATTGGCTTGATTATTGCCGTTAATAAGACTTATGGCTGCGGGAACAATATAGGACCACGGCATAATTTACTCCTGAAGGCACTTGGCCAGTTTTTGGACTTGCGTGTTATCGCCAGCCACTATTAACACTTCATCAATCGAATCTATATTGGTGCATTCAGTAGCATGAACGCAGTACCACACAACATCTGTGAGGGATTTTACGCCATGATGCCTGTTTGCTTCAATAGTTAAACATGCTGGCGCGTGAACGACAGACTTAACACCATCCACAATCAATTCCACTGACCCGCTGGCCAAAATTGACAAGTGGTCAAACTTGTGTTTGTGCTGCACAAGAATGTGCCCCGCTGGGATGCGGGTTTCTTTTGCGTACACACCGGAACTGAAAAAATGTTCAATCATCTTGAAATGGCCGTAATGGTTGGTGTACCAATGTACGTCATGGTTAGCGCGTCCCCTGGGGACAGGCCAAACATGCCATAGTATGAACCCGTATTGTATTTCGTACCAGCCCCACGTTGGAACTCAACTTTAATCATACCGCCTCCACTAATCATAACGTCCACCGGCCTTTGAGTGGTGTTGCTGTAAACCAAAGGCGATCCGGTCAAAGGCACAGCCGCCGGATCACTGGGCGGCGTGTAGTCAACATTTGCGTTAAGCAAGGCCAAAAAATACCTATACCATTCCCGCGAAATTAAACCCGTTACCTGATCAAAGAACGGTACTCGGTTTGACGGGATATTGGTATTTGCATTAAGCATTGGTAGGCGTCACAAACAATTCAGCGCCCATGATGGCGATCTTGACCGGATCGGTGCCTGAAACTTCATACACACGGTCGCGCAACTTCATAGTCATGCCCAGACGCCGCCAGATTACCCGTTGGCCAGTCTGACCCACAGCGCCCATAGATTTGGAATGGTAGTTGCCCCACGTATGGCCACCATCGTCTGACCAACGTAGCAATACCAAAGGCGTGCCGTTGACGCTTGTCTGGTCACCTGTGATCAGAAAGTTGTAAGACTCAGTGATGATGTCATCGCTGTCCTCAGTGACAATAAATTGTTCTTCTGTAACTGGAGGCAGGGTAAACCCTACTTCGCAGTCGAGTTGCAATGAATGCTGTGCAGTACGTTTGAGCGTGTTCGTGCCGGAGGCCAGCGCACGCCAAGAACGAATCCACTTTTGGATGTGGTCATTGTCCGAGTACACATCCAAGTCAAACGCATAAATTTTGCCGTCTGCAAAATCACCTACCAGCACTTCGTTGTTAAACACAGCGCGGCAGTTGGACCGATGACGGATAGCGTTGTCGCTTTCCCAGCTTGCACGTTCGTGCCATGCTTGGGTTGAAGCATCGTAGACCCATGTAGCGTTGGCCGAGGGAAAGGTCAACACATAAAACGTGTGGCCCTCTTGCTGATATGAATAAGCAATGGCGTCTGTGATGTTGCCGTATTGGGCAATGGCGTACTCTACGGCGTGCGTAGATATGCGTGTGCCGGTGTAGCCATTGGCGCGGTAAACAATGCCTTGTCCACGGGCGTCAGCGCCTAGCCAGAACAAGCTGTTGTCTAGCTTGGCTACCGAGAACGCTGCCGCGCATCCTAACTCGTTAAAAGCCCCTTGGATGCGCTGGAATGGCACGCCTGGGGGCGGTAGACCGGCGTCATACCAAACCTCAACCGAGTTGCCGCCAAATAACCACAGTTCATTGTGGTCAGCAATTACGGCCACCAGACCATCGGGCGAACCTTCAGCACTGGCCACACTGGCCCCATCTAGCACCGTGCCATCATACGAATCAGTTACCCAAAACTTTTGGCTGTTGATCTCGTTAAAAATAAAATAGCCGTCCATAAACGTAACGGTCTGCGCGGGAGGAAATGTGTTGTTCTGAACAAAAGCATTGGTCACTGAGTTGTAGACATAACTTGGACCGTTGGCCACAATGAACAATTGAGTGCCGTTAAATGCCATCGACACAGGGCCAGTATTGCCTACAGTGCCAAGCAGTGTTGAGTTGTAGCTTTGATCGACTTTGTACAGTTCGTTATTAGATACTACGTACAACCATTGACCTGACTGCAACATGCCCCGAATGGGGCCGGTGCCTACGGAGGTCACCAGCCGCAGGCCAGGGGCACGGTTTAAAAACGCCGCTTCCTTGCCACCTTCGGGAGTGGCTTCAGGAAACAGATTGACCATGCGGTTATCCGCAGCATTGGTGCTGCGTGCAACGTAGCTAGAGCCAAGAATCTGCGTTTTCATAGGGAATCCTGATAGACCCACTGTGGGCTGTCATCAATCCAAATGTCGGCGTTGATTACAGCCGACTTTGCTTTTCGGCTAGTGTAAACAACTTCAATTGGGGCATTGACAATTGTTTCGACTGGTGTACGCATCGTGACAATTTTTACTGTGTGCCCACGATTTTGCGCTAATTGAACAAAATCATTCCACAACGCCGGATCGGCGGTGTAGGTTTTGTCGTAATCAAGCGCAATCAACATTAATAGTTACCTGCGTAAATATTGAAACGCTGGCGAGTGGCCACGATGGCGTAAGGCATCGACATCACATCGTCAGGGTTGTTAATGCGCTTTAAGTCGCGCTTGCTGGTCATGGCGATGCGCTGCACTTGGGGGCTTGGCTCGACACCAAACTCAGGCGCAATCTCCATCGCCAATGCGTAGGTGAACGCACGCAAGTAGCCTGGCGGGAACGCCAGTACCGTGTTCAGTGTGGCAGGCTGATCCAATTCTTGAACGGACACAAAGTGCCATTCCAAGTCCCGTGTAGGGCGTGGATAAACCGTCATTTGAATGTTGGGGTATTCCATGTTGATCCACATGACTTGTGGATACGTGGAGGTCACCGTCTTAACCGCAATCCCGTTGTATTGTTGCTGGTTAATGAACTTAATGCCGTAAGAAACGTTTGTGCCTGGGTCACGGTAGTATGTTGCATCATCTAACAAGATGGGACGAATGCCAACAAATTCACCTGTAGGGCCAAGGTGGCGCTGAATCTCGCCAGCAGGCCAAGTAAAGATTTGATCAATGGTGTTGAACACTGACAATCGTTCAGTGTTCCAACTGTCGATCATTTGATTTAGCGCAACAAGACAATCGTTGGATGTTTCGGAGGAAGGCGTTTCGCCTTCGGCCAGCATACCGATTAAGCGCAAGGCGCGGTTAATTTGATCCCCAGCGGTATACGTTGCTGCCATGCTCAGACTCCTTCGGTTTCACCTTTGCGGGTGTATTTGCGCTTCACAACTAACGTGTTGGCCGCTTCTTCAGAGTCTGAAGGCGTGTCTGGATTGTAGCGCATCCAGCCATTTTTTTCATCAAATTCGGCTTCAAGGTCCATTGTGGCTACTTTGCGACCGTGAACAGGATGAGAAAGATAAATAACCATGATTTAAGAACGGGGCCGAAGCCCCGTTTGGTTTAAGCGCCGTGGATGATTGCGTAGTTGATAATGACAGCTTCAGAGTATGAAGTTGCAGTAGTCAAGTTTCGCAACGTAATCAAAGCAGAACCAGCAGCCAAATACGAAACGTAAGTGGTGTAAGCCCCAGCAGCGCTACCAGTAGTGTTACTAGAAACGCACACAATAATTGTGTCATTGAGGGAGATTAAGCTATTGGTCAAGATGAACGACACAGCAGTGCTACCCGCCAACGCTGCGTTGCTCATTGTGATGCGGCCAGCAGACTTGTTCAGAGTTACCCCTGTGCTTTTGTCTGTCAACTGCGTCACAGTACCTTCAGCCGCTGCCGCATAACCAATTTCGGTTGTAGCGTA